AGGCATTGGCGAACATTGTATAAGCCGCGATCCCCTTCGGCTGGCCTACGCCATCGCCGGAAATGAACGACCTACTCTCCTGCTCGTTAAACTCCACCGAAACCTCGTCCGCCAGCCATGCGCCAATATCAACCCGGCTGTCGTCGAGCAGGGTCTGCGTGGCGTAAGGCATCGCGTAGATTTCCTTGGCGTTGATTGCGATTTCAGTCAGCGTGGGAGTGGAGGTTTCACTTCGTGCGCCCTTTTCGGCGACCCACCCGGATGTTGCACCGCCCTGACTCACGAGCTTTTTGTACGTGTCGGTAGAGATGCTTCTCACGGTGCTGATTCGCCGCATGGCCGAAACAGACTGGGCGACGCGATCAATCTGAGCCTCGACCTCCTCCGGCACCAAGAAGCCGCCGTCGGGATCGGACAGGGTCGAGGCGGAAGCTTGGACATCAATGTCTTTAATGCCGTTAATGTCACCCCGCCGCATCAGGTGGTTGAATGCCTTGATTTTCGTTTCTTTGTTGTCCGCCGCCATCCCGCCGCCCAATCCGCGCCGCCCGACAACGGTTTCGAGCGTTTCGAGCCGATTCTTCATTTCGGTGAGCTTGCTGATTTCCGCGTTGATTTTGTCCACTTTCTCCGTCAGCAACGGATCAGCGCCGCCTTTTGCCTCAATCTCCTTGATTCGGGCGTCGTTCTCCGCCTTGAATTGCTCAAACGCACTGCCCAGTTTCTCAATGGTTCCCTTGAGTTCTAAATCCATCTTTTTTGCCTCCCGTGATTTTTGAGATCAATTTTTCCAACTCCGACTTGACCTCAACATCCCGCAGAGGCTGTTTCATTCGCGATACTGCCGCTTTAGCAAAAGAGCGACTTCCGCCCGCATCCCGCAGGGCACGCTCCATTTCTCGTTCTGTAAGTTCTCGTCCTTCCTGCATTCCCTCCAATCCATCGGGGACATTGGCGTACATGGAAAGGTCAAACTGTGCCTTTGCCGCCTTGCCGTCGATGATGGTGTCGATGAAGCCTTTTTCTTTGGCCTCTTTGGCGGTCAACCACGTTTCATCTTTCATCATCTGCTTGGCTTCTTTCTTGCCTACTGAGGAATTGCCGGAATAGATGTCGATCATGTTGCCGCTGATCTTCTCCAGAATGTCAGCCATTTCCCGGAGGTCGTATTGATTGCCGGCTGTATAGATCCACGGCTCATGAATCATGACCATGGCGTTCTTGTATGCCTGTACTTCCTTGCCCGCGAGTGCGATAACTGAGGCGGCGGAGGCCGCAAGAGACTCAATCCGGGTGACTACCTTCGATTTGTGGGACTGCAGGGCGTTGAATATCGCCATGGCATCGAACACGTCACCACCCGGGCTATTGATCCTGACGGTGATGGTTTTCTGCTTCATCTCGGCAAGAGCGCGGACAAGATCGCCGGCATCATTGAAGGGCCAGCCGATAATGTCATAAATGAGAACCTCGGCCTCATCATCGGAAAGCGCCTCGACTTTGTACCAATCCTTTTTGTCGAGAGTCTTGCCCCAAAACCGGGCCGTTGCTTCGGCTCCATGTTTATTTCTGTACTTTAGGTTCATTGCTTCCCCCCAATAGCAAGGGATGGTTGAAATGGTTCTGTTAGCTTCGCCCCTTTGCTTTTATTTCGTTTTGATTCCATAGGTTGCAGGTTTTTCAATGACCAACAGATATGAAAATCAATATTTCTCAGACCCCTTTTGTGGTTCATTGCTGCCCTGTTTCACCGTTGATGTTCTGGTCCTGTACTCGTCGCCGCCCTCGTAGGGGTTGAGGTCCAAGAGCTCCCTGCACTCGTTCGGGTTCATAATTTCCTTGTCGATGGCCTTGGCAAATCCCTCCATCTGATCCCGAAAAGATCCTCTTTGCAGACCTTCCGCCCGGAATTTTGCGTAGTAGGTAGACCTTTCATCCGACTGGAGGAGGTCCCGGTAGATGGCCTTTTCCGTGGATACGATCCACGGCATGAGGGCGTAGACGATAAATCCGATGCTGAATTGTTCTGCGCTGGCGTAGGTGGGGGTGCTTTCGCCGGGATTCATGACGGTCAAGGGCATCCCGAAAAAAATGTCCACGATCTCGGACTTTTGGAATTTCCGTGTTTCCAGGAACTGCGAATCTTCCGGGTTGATCGCGATCGGGTGCGCCTTCATCCCCTCTTCTAGGAGCATCAGGCGGTGCGTTTTCCCCAACCCGGAGTAGGTCGCCCCCAGGGCATCGCGGAGCTTCGCCGGATCTTTCAGCGTTCCGGGATGCTCAACGATCATTCCGGGGTGTGTCCCGCTGCCGAAATAACGAGCGCCAAATTCCTCCGTAGCCTGAGCGAGGCCGATGCACTCCCGGATATAGGCAATCGGAGAAACTCCCCGATACCCATCAATCGTCATCCCTCGCACGTGCATGATTTCCGATCCCGGAATGTCGTAAATGCCTCCATCCGGGAACTGGCAGCGGTATGTCAGCTTGAAATTTTTATCTTGCTTGACGTCCTGCACCGCTCCGGGGGCCAGCGGTATCAACTCCCGGATATTGCCGCTCAATCCGCGCGGCCTGTTTTTAAGGGCGTAAAAATTCCCCCGCAGCGTGAGGTGATTAATGGCCATGCCCCAAAACTCGGGCGCGGTCATCCACTCGTTGGGCATGTCGTGGAGGATGGGATATAGGGGATGGTCGAGGGCCTTTTTGCGAATTTTGCCGTCCTGCTGCATCAGGTGGCACGGTAACTGGCCGATGGTGCGGGACAGAACGTTGATGCAGGAATACACGGTAGCCTGTCTCATTGCCGTATCGTGCGAAACGGAAACGCCAGATGCGGTGGAGTGTGCGCCGCCAAAAAACGAACGGATCGCGCCGTCTATATCTGTGGAGGCCATCGCCCGAGGCTGAATCATGCGTGACACGATGCCCATCTACTCATCCCTCATCAGGTAGCCGATCCCCATCAACACAGCCCCCGTCACAGCAAACCCCATCCACGGGCGCAATAACCAGAGGCCATACCCGAGCAACCCGAGGCCGCCAAAAACGAGGATGTCCCGAATGTCGATTACCCTGAGCAGGGCGACGACGCGGGATGCGGCGGTTGCGATCCGGTTAATCATCTTCATGAGGGGATTATGACAGGAAGATTTGGAAATGTCGGCTAACAGGTAGACGTAATGGACAGTTTAAGTGTGAAATAACTGTGACGACCATCATACGTAATGTGCCCGAATCGGTACGCCGGGCGCTCAAATCGAAGGCCGCTGCGGAAGGGAAGGCCATGAATACGGTGATCCTGGAGCTTATCACTCGGTATGTGGGGGCGAACGATGAAGGAAAAGGCCAATAGACGCAGGGTTGAGGAAATCGCCCTGATGGACGTTGATGCCCTGTTGGTTAACTGCGGCGGTGTCGATCCTGCTGATGCCGCCACAGGGAACTACACGGGGGAGGATGTCATGCGGGCCCTCAGAAATCATTACAGGCGTTGCCTGGAGGTCGCTTTCGGGGGTCTGGTCGCGGATGAGGTTGCGGAGATTGTACGCGACGAAACTATTCGTTAACTGCCCGAGGGAAGGCAAGTATCGCCTCCCTCGGAATTCTGATCGTTTTTTCGCCCAGCTTGACGGCCTCGATCTTCCCCTCAAAAACCCATTTGTAGATAGTCGCCCGCGCTACGCCGTAATACTCGGCAGCCTCGTCGGGCCGGAGAAGGGCTTTGTTTGGCAGTTCACTCATAGTGCCATCCTTTGCATGATTTGTTCTACGGTGAGGCCCTTGTAGGCAGATTCAGGCGGTAACATCGCCATGTCCCGGCTTTTAAGCCCGATAGCCATGGCGAGGGCAACAGCGCCGTCTATGCGGAACCGGGTTTTGCTCTTGTCGAGTTTCCTGTTGCCCGCCGGGTCACTGATGCTCATTGCGTTGCTGATATTCCATGTCAATACCGGGTTGCCGTCATGAAATAATTTGCGTTCAAGAATAGACACTTCCATTGCATCGATAGCCGGGGCCATGTCCTTGAATCCCTGTCCCCAGGGTACGAGCCGTAACGCCCCTTCCCGGGGCTCGTCCTTCCCGTCAACATACGCATCGAGGCCGATACGGTTACAGGCGTTCAGAAAGTCGTCAATGCTCCATCGGTCATAGGCCATGCCGAGGACGTTATACTCTTTCATT